CCAGAAGATCGTCAAACGTCTCCATGGAATACTCAATGCCCAAAGACCCCGAAACAGACTCGCCAACCTTAATCAGGTCACTCACCATGCGGTCGGCGCGAATCTCAGCCGAAACAACAGTGTTGGGGTTTGCAGCGAGGTTTTGCGAAACAAATCGCAGTGCCTGCCAGTCGGCAGAGTTTGATGGTGTTGTGCCGTAAGCAGTTTCGGGCACGTATTTTACGCTTACGCGGTTTGACTCAGACATTGCGTGTTCTCCTGAAAGGAATACTGATGTTCGTTTGGTGCCACCCGCCATTAATCCCAAGAGAACGCACGGAGGCTGTGTAGGCGACTATACCACTAAAGCGGGTGTGCTGGTAAAGGGCAACAAAGTCGTCAGCAAAGCCATCAGCCGCGCCGGTTGCCGCGCCTTCTGGTACAAATACCTGCCCCACAATAAAGCCCCTGTCCTCGGCGTAGCCTGTGCTGCCGTCCAAGCCTTTTGTTCGCCCTTCGCCAAAAACAAGCGTTAAACGAATCCAAGGCCCGTCTGGCGGAGTAAAGGACAAGTTTTCAAACGCGATCGGAGTGGCCGTCCAGCCCAGCCGCGCACGCTCCTGCACCGCGATTTTCAGTTGCTTAAAACTCATTCAACACCCTTTCAATGGACAGCTGAACAAAAAATGCTGGGGCTTGCTGTGACCACCCTTCGTTCAAGCGAACAATGTACGGGAGATTGTTGCTTAGGTACAGGGTAGGAAAGTCAGGCATGTTTTCTGGGTCGAACACTCCCATGGCGCGTTCCGACAGCTGGCCCAACGGTATGGGGCCGCTTACTGAATAGGACGGCGAGGAAACGGAGGGAATCCAGTTGCTCTGTGCACGCCCCGTATCAACCGGCGTGTTCGCCACAAGCTCACGGTCAATGGCCAGCGCCGCAGTGACCACCGTGGTTTTGTGGTCTTTTTTCACCGCCTCCACAAACTTGGTGGGGGCTACTGTCCAGCGAGATACGCTCATCGGCGCAGCTGCACCGTCAGCGTGGCGTCTGCTGGGTCGCGGGAAATGTTCTTGATCTGCCACACCTGATCGTAAATACGCAGGGCACCACTCTCTTGCAAATCGATGTCCAGCGAGGCCAGCTCAAAGATAGCTTTCAGGTCGCCGGATTTTATCACGCTGCCATCTATTTCGCGGGTACTGTAGCTTACGGCTACACATCGCACAGTGACCTCCGGCTGCACGGACAATACGTTGGTTGCAGGGTCAAAGATTCCGGCCGGCCGGTAGTAGGCCACATTCAACAGGTCGCCCAGTGAGCGAAACGCCAGAGCAACGTTATCCTGAATCAGCTTCTTCATCGCCGAACTACCCTCACAACAGAGTCGCGGCCCGTATTAATCGTGCCGTACTGGTTCACCATCAGCTTCACGCCGGTAGGCATCGCGCCTTTGCGATCGCCTTTGTTGAAGTTTAGTGCGATGGGGCCAACACGCAATGACGTAAGCCCCGTAGCAGGGTCACTCGACAGGTTTTCTTTCAGCAACTCGGCCGCGTATTCCGCCGTGGCTACCTGCAGGAAGTCTGGGATTTCTGTGTCTGTGAAATAAGCGTCCCGGTTATAAACCTTGACCTCTTTTCTGGGCCAGCTCAGCGGCTGGTCGTTCGCCGATGCGATTCCGTACCACGTCACATAGCGGTCTAGCAGCCGTGTGGCCATGAGCAGCGCACGCTTTTGATTCGTCTCGCCCGCCTCATCCCAAGCTGGGACATCGAGCCGCGTGCCTAGAATTACTGTGGCATCACCTTGAGAAACGTAGCAGTTAAAACCTTCTAACGTAGGGTCTGGCTGTAGCATTGCCGTATTCCTCGGATATAAAAATGGGGGCCGAAGCCCCCATCTTACGTTACACGCTTATGCTTAGTCGAACAGTCCGCGAGCACCGGGGCCAGCTTTGATACCGTTCGCAGCAGCCATAACGCTGTCCCAGTTGGTAGACAGGGCCAGAGCCGCGTCATCTGGGTTAGCGCCACCGTTTGTAACGTCCCACTTCATGCCACGCACTTTCATGTTGTAGGCATACTCACCTTGGATACGCATGATCAGGTTTTCCTTACCCGTAACCATGTCGCTCACAATCTCTTGCTGCTCGGATTCGGCAATGGTGCAAGCGCCGCGAGTCAGGCCGAGAATGTTGTACTGGTCAGGCGTACCAGAAGTGATCAGCGGAGAGCTGTCCACAACGATAACCGGACGGTTCAGTGTTGCCACTGTGCCGGTGTAGATGGTCACGCCCGCAACTTCAAACACCTTGTCCGCAACCGCTTGGCGCATCAGGTCGAAGTACGACTTGGAGTGCATCATCCACGCAACAACGTTGCGCTCGCCGTCACCCATCTTGGACAGAATGTCGATCAGTCCAGTGTGAGTAGGCGTACCCGCAGTGCCATCGTGCAGTGCACCAGAGCCAAGAGCCGTGATAGCTGCAACCAGAACACGTGCCGCAGTGTCCGCCATATCAACAGCAGAGGCTTTACCCACCTGCTCGCCCAGCAAGAAAGACATTTCCTGTGGGTCACTGGCAATTTTGCGGAAAGAGTCGAGCGTGTTAGCAACAGGCCCGATCTTACGGTTCACTTTCACGCCGATGAACTCATCCTGCGTCATCGCCGAGTCAGTAGCGTCAGCTACGGACGTGACGTTTCGGCGGGTGATCAGGTTGCTGATGTTCTTAACGAACGATTCCTTCTCATAGTCGCCCTTCAAGCGGTTAGGCTCAATGGTGATCGCGCCCTGAGAGGCAGCGTTAAAAATGTTGGAGTTTTGCTCCAACGCCTCGGAGTAACCACCAAAAAATTCTTCTTGGTAGATTACGAAGTTTGCCTTTGTGCCTACTGCCATGGGGAAGTTCCTCTATTTAACTTGCTTTTTGTGCGGGGGCACTTGGCAAGGCCAAATACGCATCGCGTCCATGTTCACCGATATATTTTGCCTTATCCGCTGCAGTGCGGAAATCAGCTTTGGTACGAACGGTGCCACTTCCCGTGTTTCCGCCACCAGCGTTGTCGGCTCCCCCTCCACCGCTGGGTTTGAATAAATGTGATGCTGTAGCCGACAGCTTCTTACCAAACTCCCGCATTGTCAAGGCTTCTACACCACTCTCACCGTAGACAATCTCGTTGTCTACCATGGGAACGACCTTATCTTCATGCAAACGGAACACAGAACGGCCCCGAGCAATGAAGTCATTCATCGGTTCGCCTTCCTGCACGCCCAACTCGCCGCCTACCTTGCGCAACTCATCTGTGATCAGCAGTGAAGCAAGCCGCTGATCTTTTTCACTCAGCTTTTGCTCGACTTCGCCGAACTTTGTTTCCCACGACTGGTTGTTCTTTTGGATGCGGGCTTGGACGAGTTCTTCAATTTTGGTGGGGTCTGCTTTTTCAAGGTCGGCCTCGCGTGACAGCAGGTTCTGATACTTATCTGGGTCTACGTCTTTAAACGTGCCCAGCTGCTTTTTCAGGTCTTTTACGTTCGTGCGCTCAGTGTCCAGCGCCTTCTTCAAGCCGCCAACGTCCGGCAGCCCTTCTACCTGCAAAGTAAACCCGCTCTTGTCCTCTTTCTCAGAGTAGAGTGCGTGCTGTTCTTCTGGCAGACCTTCAAGTGTTTCTAGTTCAAGCTTCAAACCCATGGCTATATCCTCCCGATATAAAACCAGCATCACGCTGGTGCCGTTTTACAAACTGTCGACCATTATCTTAACGGTCTGGTCTTGGTTTTCACCATTGGTGGCCGTGATGCGGTTTGTCAGGAAATAGGCCATGCCTTCAACCCCACCCGTCACAAACACCTTGGTTCTGGTTAAATCATCGTTTATTTCAGGTGACTCGGTGACCAAAAAAGGCGGCACCGTTGGGCCTTGCACTATCCATGAGGACGTAACAACGTCTGCGCCCTGCAGCCAGCCGTCACCGCCCTCAACATTAAGCCCGTTGCTGTCCCCCCAATTAACACCGACCGCTGTGCGGCCGTCAGGGTCATGTGGGTACTTGTCCATTATGCAGATGCTTCGTACGTCAGCGAATCCACTTCAACCGTATCGCCAGCACCAATGGCCAAACTGGTGATGTTGATGTCAGCGCCGCTAGTGCCAACAGTGCCCGTAATCATCACCGTGCCAGCAGACCGTTTCAACACGAATTTTGAAATGGTGCCACCCACCGCGTTGGTGTCTGCAGCGATAGCGTTTGCCGTAGCAGCACCAGCAGCAGCATCACCAAAAGCCGGTGAGCCGAACGCGGGTTCTGCGACTTTAGCGCTGCCGGTAGTCTGAAATTCGACCTTTCCGCCGTTGAGTTGGTCTACAACGTAGTCAGCCAGCCCGTTACGGACATCGGCTTCATGGGTTATTGCCATTAGATTCGCCTCGCTCTTTGATCAGGTTTAGCGCTTCGGCTTCCTGCTCTTTGGTGGAAACGTCCGAGGAAAACTCAAACGTGCTCTTAATATTACCATGCTTGTCCCGCACAGTGGCTTTGCCGGAAACTCTCCCAACAGACGCTGCAGCTTTCATAGGATACACCTCTACTGTCTAGTGGCGTCAAATAAAACACGTAGCCCGCCCAACCGCAAGAATTTTGTGCCGCTACCTGCCAACAAAAGTATCCTTGCCGCTCGTTGGAACACGCACCGCTGGGCCTTTTTCTCCGGTCGAAGTCACGAAATTCGCGTCCGGCACGAATGCCTCAATGCCTCGCTGGTCGGCACTGGCTGTACCTGAACCAGCCTGCACACTGCTCTCGTTGTTCGGCACGCGGAACTCACCCGCAGAAACAACAGCAACCAGCTTGGCCCTTTCTGCCCTTAGCGCACCGGTTGCCGTGCGAACCACTCTAACCGTGGCGTTTACCGTAGATCGGCTGGCCACCAGTTCCGCTGCAGTGACTATTGCTCTGCGGGACTGGGCGGATATGGCGGCTGGCGCAGCCTGCAGTGCACCTGTTGCACGCACCACACGCCGAGCCGTACCAGTCAACGCCGCCTGAGTCGCGGCAATGTCGCCAGCAACAACAAGAACCAGCTTCACGCTGCCAGAGACTTTAGCTCTGGCCGCCTGCAGTGCACCGGTGGCTTTTACCGAACGCGATGTGGTGGCGGAAACAGTAGCCTGCCCCGCACGCAACTCACCAGAAGCCCTGATCGCAGAGAAACGTCTTGCGATACCGGACACCGTGGCCGTGGCCGCCTGCAGTGTGCCGCTGGCATGGGCAATACGAATGGCAGAACCAGTGACCGCCGCTTGGCCCGCCGCCAACTGACCAACAGCCTTACGCTTAACACGTGCCGCACCAGCAACGCTGGCCGCCTGCGCCTGCAGCGAACCAAAGCTTGCGCCTGTGCCGAAGAAAGTTGCTTCACCGGCAACGGTAGAAGTCTGCGCCTGCAGCTCACCTTGTGCTGTGAGTTTTCGGGTCGTTGCGCCGGACACCGCCGCTGGCTGTGCTTGCAGTGAACCAGTGGCCGTTATTGTGCGCGAGGCCGTGCCGGACACCGCAGCTGTTTGCGCCGCCAGATCGCCTGTCGCCTTGACCTTGCGCGTGGCGGAGCCAACTACCTGCGATCGACTTGCGCGTAATGCGCCGGACACCGTGCCAACAGCGTAGCTCTGACCCGCACCAGTAACAGCAGCATCCTGCGCTGACAATACGCCGGTGGACTTGACCTTTCGAGTGGCCGAGCCGGTGACTTGAGCAACGGCCGCCGCCAACTGCCCAGAAGACTCATGGACAGAATATTCCCGTCCACTACCAGAAACAGCAGCTCGCTGCGCCTGCAGTGCACCGGTTGCTTTGACCTTGCGCGTGGCCGAGCCAGCGACTTGGGCCGTTCCTGCTTGCAGCGCGGCACTGGCCTGACCTATAGAGAACGCATCGCCCGCGCCACTAACTTCAGCACGTTGGGCCTGCAGTGAACCGGTTGCCTTGACCTTGCGAGTGGCCGCGCCGGTGACTTCAGCTCGCTGCGCCGCTAGTGTGCCAGCGGCTTCCGATACGGTGTAGTTGTCACCCGCGCCGGTGACTTCAGCGCGTTGGGCAGCCAGTGTGCCGGCTGCCTTGACCTTGCGCGTAGCAGCACCGGTGACTTCAGCACGTTGGGCCGCTAGTACACCACCAGCCTCAACAAGGGCTTGTGTATCAGCAACGCCCGAAACAGCAGCACGTTGAGCAGCCAGTACGCCGGTTGCCGTCTTGGTAGAAACGCCGTACGTGTTGCTGTCGAAATCTACTGGAAGAAAGCCGCTCCAAGCCTCAGCACCGTTGTTCATCGTGCCGTTAAAAGAGCTGCTGTTTATACCCGACCGCGTGTTGTTGTTGACACCAACACCAACA